CACGGAGTCGTCGAGTCGTTATTCAAGAAGACTAAACTGTCTGATAAAGCTACTCCTGAGATGAAGAAACACGGACAGATGTTCGTCGATTTCTGCCTCGATAAGAAAGCCCCCGGCGCAACGGATCACCTGAAACGCACAGGTATGAACGACAGATGGTGGAGCGAACTGAAAGTCAGTTTATTCTACATGCCTGCTCGCAACGGCTTCGTAGATTTCTGCTGCATCGCTGACGACGGTGTTCACATTGCCGACTACAAGTATGGTCAAGGTGTGGCTGTATCCGCCTTCGAGAACATACAGATGGCGATCTACGCACGGTCGATGATCGAGCAACTCAAGCTCAAGCCTGAAACTGTCCACATGCACATTTACCAGCCGCGAGTGCGTCAGGGAGACAAGCAGAGCACTTGGACCATCGACTACAAAGAGCTTGTTCAGTTCACCGATGACCGAGTTCTCGGACCAGCTGAAGACATCCAAGCCAAAGCTCTCACGTTGGAATTTCGCCCAGGCACCAAGACCTGTCAGTTTTGCCCCTGCGAGTCATTCTGCGAGGCCCGGACAAAGTGGTTGCTTGACGACACGCCACTGGAGACGATCACGACTGGGGAAGTGCCAAAACTGCCGAAAGCGGACAGCATATCGGACGATGTTCTATCCAAGATCGTGCTCAAGATCGACGACATCAAGAAGTGGTTATCTTCCGCTGAGAAATATGCAACTTCGATGGCCCTCAACGGCAAAGCTCTACCTGGTTTGAAGCTAGTCAAAGGCAAAGGCGGGCACCGTAAATGGGGCAATCCAGACCTCGCTAAAGAGAAGCTGCTGACCAAGCTCAAACGGGAAGACATCATCACCGAAGATCTGATCACCCCGACGCAAGTTTCTGAGTTCGAGCACGACTTCGAGAAAGAAGAGTGGAGTGTCATCCAGAAACTCATCGTCAAGCCGGAGGGCGGCCCGACGCTCGTTTCGATTGACGATCCACGACCTGTCTATGGATCGGAGAATCTGGTGAACGTGTTTTCCGATGAAACGGGAGCTGAAGATTTCTGTTAAATATCCTCTTGACAGTTTCCGTTTCTCGAACTAAAGTTACTTCGTTAAAGCGCAACAATGCGCCTCTTATACACTCAATCCAAACTACAATACTGATACCACTATGTCTGATCCAGCAACCGCCATCATCAAATGCCGCGTCGATTACCTTCACTGCTTCAAGCCGTTCGAGGGACAACTTAACCAAGGCAACCCCAAGTACAAAATTACCTGCATTGTCGATCCCAAAGACAAAGCCTCCATCGCAGCCATCGACGCCGCCGTGAAGCACGTCTCCCTCGACAAGTGGAAGAAATATCCGCTTACCTGGAAAGACCCAAAACGCTTCTGTGTTTCTGATGGCAACACCCACACCGACAAGGACGACGAGATCAAACCTGCTTACGCTGGTATGAAGGTCGTCTCCGCCAGCAACAAGAATCGCCCGGTCATCGTCGATACAGACGGTCGCACACCGCTCGCTGCCGAAGACAACAAACCCTACTCTGGTTGCTACGCCAAGGTCGTCGTTCGTTTCTACGGCACGGAGAACGGTGGTCGTGGTCTATTCGCAGGCTTCGAGGCTATTCAGTTCCTTCGTGATGGTGAGCCTCTCAGCGGTGGCGGAACCCGTGTCCGCGCTGAAGACGTGTTCTCCGACGAGTCCGAAGACTCAGGAGACGATGTCTAAACCAATTTGACTCAGCGGCGTGGACAGCGACACGCTACAAGCGACGGAATAATTACCGTAAGTGGAGTAAACCCACAGCCCAAGAACTTGTAGCAGGTGCAATTCCTGCCTGAGTCACTAATTTCCTCCCGCAGTCCGCAAGGACTCAACACTGTGTCAGCGATCTCACGCGGCTTATAAACCGAAAAGAGCGACAGGTGGGTAGAAAACCTGTGTGAGGGAGGCAGTATAACTCACGGGTATCAAAGGCCTGCACAAGAGACTGGGCAACCTGCTGACAATGTGGTGGCTCACCCATTTTGAAAATAGAATCCAGCGGCCAGACGCGAGAAAGCCCAGCGGCAAGACCCAGTAAGCGCTGATGTTCGGTCTTGTCGGTCAAAGCATAAGCGTTGCAGGCGGTGCCACATCCGCTAGCCTGCCCGTTGGATTCTGTTTTCCAACAAAGTATTGACAAACTCATACGCTTAGGTTACACATGAAAAATGAAACAAAAATCAGCAAAGCAGCGGCCACACTCGGAAAAATTGGCGGCTCTTCCAAGTCCGAAGCGAAGAGGTCGGCCTCCAGGAATAACGGTCGGAAAGGTGGGCGTCCGAAATCAAATGCTGGGAAAGACGTACGGTAGTCTTACCATCACAGGCATCCGGTACAATAAAGAGAGGCATGTAGAAGCTATTTGTGCGTGCGGGACAAAGTGGGCTGGTCGGTATGGTAACGTCCTGAAAGGAAAATCAACTTCCTGTGGATGCTCACGTTCACCTCGACACACAAAACCTAGGGAAATGGTAGGAAAAACATACCACCAACTAACCATTACTGCCGATGATGGGATGAGAGCAGAAGGAGTTTGCTCCTGCGGCAAGTTCTGGAAAGGAAACAGGTACCACGTGCTGTCAGGGAGCACCAAGTCTTGCGGGTGTTTGCAGAAAGAAACTGTCCGTAAGTTAAACCTTTCGCACGGGCACACTGTAGGCCGGAAATATTCAAAGATACTCCAAGCATGGAAAGCTATGCATATTCGTTGCTACAAAGATGAACCGATAAATCACCGATACAAAGAGCGTGGCATACAGGTATGCAAAAGATGGCAGGAAGGAGATGGATCAAAGTCAGGGTTCTTGTGTTTTGTTGACGACATAGGACAGCCTATTTCAGAGCAGCATACAGTTGAGAGGATCAACAATAACGGACATTACGAACCAGGAAATGTTCGGTGGGCCACCCACAAAGAACAAATGAACAACCAATGCCGCAATAAGATTTTAACTTTCAAAGGGCAGACTAAAACTCTAACGCAGTGGGCCGAAACAGTTGGGTTAAAACCTCAGACTTTGGCAGCTAGACTGCGTGTTTTTGGCTGGACCGTTGAAAAATCTCTAACACAACCTTTGCAATATGCCTGAGTACTCTTTTGATTATGAAACTAGGAGTCGTGTTGATCTTCGCAAAAGTGGGGCACACAGATATGCGCGAGATAATACCACAGAGATTCTATGCTTCAGTTTATTGAAGGAAAATCAAGAGCCTAGAATCTGGGTTCCGAAGAAATGGCGTTCTATTGTTCAAGGCTACCTTCCTATAGTTCCAGACAATGAGCTTGCTGATTTAAGCAAGCCAGAAGCTGTTGTGTCAGCATTCAACGCTGGGTTTGAGATTGCAATCACAGATTCTCTTTTTGAAAGCACTACCGGATACCCGGCTATCCCTCACAAACAGTGGAGGTGTGTTGCGGCTATGGCTAGACGAGCCGCTCTCCCAGGTAGTTTGGAGAAACTAGCCGAGACTTTGAATCTAACAAACTTGAAGGACAGTAAAGGGAAGGGTCTTATACGAAAATTCTCTGTGCCTCAGACAGCAGGCAAGCATAAAGGTCAGTTCATTGATCCGAATGATGATCCAGAAGCATTCAGAGATTTTTGTCAGTATTGTTTACAAGATTCTAGGACCGAAAGAGAAGCAAAAACTTTACTCAAAGACTTCGAGCTAACAGGCTTTCCGCTTCAAACTTTCCTGCTCGATATTGAGATCAACTGTCGCGGTTTCCCAGTAAATCTGGACGCGCTGCGGAAGGCTGAGAAGCTGGTGAACGAGGAGACTGAGAGATTGGAAACAGAATTTTTAGCTCTTACAGGTTTGAAACCATCCCAAGGTGCCAAGCTGCTTGTTTGGTTGAAAGAGCGTGGGTTTAAACACGACAATCTACAGGCAGTTACGTTGGAGGAGTTTTTTGAGACTTTTGATGAAGAGGACGAAGCAGCTTCACCTGAACTGAAGGAGGTGCTAAAGATCAAGAAGCATATCAGTTTCGCATCTCTGAAGAAGATCCCAACTATGATAAGTTGCGCTGGGCCGCAGGACAATCGCGTCCGAGGAACACATACCTACCATGGAGCAGGCACAGGAAGATGGAGCGCATCTTTGGTGCAGCCGCAGAACTTCAAGAAGCCCGCGCCATATATGGAGAGTCTATCTCCATCCGCTTACAAAGACATTCAAGAAGGTTGTAATACTGACTGGCTGCGTCTTAACTATGGACCCCCGCTGGAAGTTATTGCTTCCTGTATCCGTCATTTTATCCAAGACGGTAAACCGATGCTTAGCGCCGACTACTCAGCTATTGAAGCACGCCTACTAGCGTGGCAAGCTGATGAAAAGTGGAAGCTCGAAGTATTCAAAGGTCACGGAAAGATCTATGAAGCCGCTGCCTGCCAGATGTTCGGAGTCACGATGAAGGATTTTGACGATTACAAAAAGGAGCACGGAAAGCATCACCCATTACGTCAAAAAGCGAAGGCTGGCGAGCTGGCCTGTGGGTACGCAGGCGGGACAGGCGCACTTGTCCGAATGGGCGCTCTCAAGCAAGGACTCACCAAGAAGGAACTCCCAGGAATCATCATGTCTTGGAGAGAGGCCAACCCATCCATTGTCAAGATGTGGGGAGACATCGAACGAGCATCTAAAACAGCCATCAGGACTCCAGGAAAAGTATTCCCGTTTGGCAAAGGATGCTCGTTCTTTAGCACCCACACCGCAGGGATGAAGTATCTCTTCATGCGTCTGCCAAGCGGACGGAAGATAGCTTATCCAAGACCTGAGATCATTCCTCAGTTACGGTGGACCGAGATAAATTTCGTCAAAGATGAAAATGGCGAACTGGTCGAGGAACCGACAGTCAAAAAACTGTTCAACCCGACACCTTCACAGATTGAAGCAAAAAAGCAGAAGGAACTGGAAGGAACGGCGCTAAAACAAGCCAAGAAGCCTTACATCAAAGGAGTTCGTCTCGGTGAAGCCATCACCATCTTTTCTCAGCTACCCGCCAGCGTTCACTGGGGACGTGTCGAGACCCATCCAGGCATTTTTTGCAACAATCAGATTCAAGGAATCGCAGGTGACTTCATGGCGAACGGATTACTACAAGCCGAAGCAGCGGGCTATCCAACCCTGATGATTATTCACGATGAAGATTTAGCTCAGTATGACCTATCTGAAGATCGTTCTCCGAATCACTTCGTCGAGTGCCTCACCAAACTGCCACCTTGGGCTGAAGGAATGCCTCTTGCCGCTGAGGGCGGGGAGGTTGAATTTTATCAGAAATGAAACTAGACAGTTTCGAGAAACTGAAATAAAGTTACTGTCTAAACTATGAAACCTACCCTACTTGAAAAATTCCTTGTATTCTCCGCAGCAATCGTCGGTTCTCTGATGCTTGCAGGGCTCATTTCTCTGATCATCAGCTTGCCTGTGTGGCTTCTTTGGAACTGGCTCATGCCAGTAATTTTTGGACTCACGAAGATCACTTTAACCCAAGCCTTCGGCATCTTGCTTCTTAGCAATCTGCTGTTCAAATCGAGCGTAACTTTCAAAAAATAACATTTATGCAAAAGCTAAAACCAACCCGCGTTATGTGCGATCTGGAGACACTTTCGACCCGTCCGGGCGGAGTTATCACCTCCATTGGAGCAACCAAGTTCGACGAAAACGGACCTTACGGCGAGCCCTTCTACATGCGTATCGACCTGCAAAGCTGCGTCGATGTTGGAATGCTCATCGACATCGAGACGATCAAATGGTGGATGCGTCAGTCGGACGAAGCTCGTTCTGAATTTCAGAAAGAGGCTTTCGCTATAGACGACGTTCTCAATTCTTTCACTGAATGGTTAGGCTACCCAAGCAACGTCGTTGAACTCTGGGGCAATGGAGCCAACTTCGACAACGCTCTCCTGAAAGCTGCCTACGACAATATCGGCCTAAAAGCACCTTGGGCTTTCTGGCATGACCGTTGCTACCGTACTCTCAAGGCGATGTATCCGCACATCAAGATGCCAAAGCGCGTTGGGACGCACCACAACGCTCTCGACGACGCCATCTCGCAAGTGAACCACCTGATCTTGCTACCATGCTTTCAGGAACTGTGCGCAGCGGAAAACCAAGCTGCGGCAGATGCAGAACAACAACTCAAACTGGAGACGTTTTAATATGATCCTACACCAACAAGCAAAAGATTGGCATGAAGAAAAAGAATACCAACTCAAAGAAGTGGTAAAAAATTCCAGCCGTAAAATAGCAGCTTTAGAAGCTGAAAACGAACAGCTTCGTAAAACTGTAGCTTTTCACGAAAATTACATTATCAGTAAACGCGAAGAACGAGCTTATAGCATTATTGTCGCTATGATTCAGTCTAAAAATCCTAGCTATAGACTGGATCTCGATGTAAAAGAAGGGGTTAAAAAAGCCTATGAGATTGCAGACGCTTTAACTTCAGGGGTCGAGACATGAAACCTGATCTCCGTCAGCAACTCAACCGCATTATTACGAACTTCGTTCCGCCTGTGTTCCTGCTCGGGTTCACTTTTGCCTTGGTTTCGTATGTCCTAGTCCGGTGCTCGGCTCCAAAGTGGATCGAACGCTTGGAGAAGAACGTCCGAGTCGAGGAGGCAAGACTATGAAACTCATCGGTCCCCAGCTCGAAAAAGACATCGAACGCAAGATCGGTGACTTCGCCAAGAAACACAGTTGCTTGTATATGAAGTTCACTAGTCCGGCGAGGCGAGCCGTGCCGGATCGGATGATCATCACCTCGCAAGGTGTGATTGGGTTCCTCGAAGTGAAGGCCAAAGGCAAAAAGCCGACCACACTACAGCTGAAAGAGATGGAGCTGCTCGCGTCACATAACTGCAACGTGACTTGGTGCGACGATGTCGAAGGCGGGCAAGCCTTCATTCGGAAACTATTAGGACAAACAACTGAATTTTGCTGATGAAGTTCCCCTCCTCAGAACCACAGGATCTGTTGACCCAGCACCTGCTCGACCACGAACACGCCCTCGGCTTCGTCGGCGTGGGTATCGGTAAGACCGCAGCGACGCTCAACGCACTGAACAAGCTATTCCACCAGAAGAAGACCATTGGCGCTCTGGTGCTGGCTCCTATGCGCGTTGCCAACCTAACATGGCCTTTGGAGGTCGAGCGGTGGGACGACTTCAAATGGATGAAGGTGGCGAACCTGCGCTCTCCGGCTGGCAAACGGGCATTCCTGCGTAACCAAGCCCACATCTATGTCTGCAACTACGAGTCTATACCCAAGCTCGTAGAGTTAGTGAAGACTCGGAAGAGCCTGGGTCTCGGACTTCCGTTTGATCTTACGATCATAGATGAATCAACAAAACTAAAAAACCCTACCGGACGTAGGGCAAATCTCTATAGACGAGAAATACCCCATGATCAACACAAAAGGATCTGGGCGCTCACAGGAACACCAGCTCCAAACTCACTCCTCGACCTATTCGCCCAAGCTCGCTTCGTCGATAACGGAAAACGTCTTGGACGAGCCTTCGAGCACTTCAAGCAGACCTACTTCAAGCAGACAGGTTACGGAGGCTACAAGTGGAAGGAACTACCTGGCTCCAATGAGGCCATCGAAAAAAGGCTAGCTGACATCACGCTCACTCTTCGTTCGAAAGATTGGCTCAACCTGCCCGAGACAGTGGTCGAGGACGTGGAAGTCAAACTCCCACCGAATCTTGTCCACGACTACAAGGAGTTTGAGAAGGAGCTAGTTCTTCAGTTGAAGTCTGCTGAGATCACCGCGCCGAATGCAGCGGCTCTAGTCGCCAAACTGCTCCAGTTCACGTCTGGCAGCATCTACGACGCCGATAGCAAGTGGCACGACATCCACGATCTGAAAATCAAAGCTCTGGAGAAGATCATCAAGCAGACAGATGGGCCTGTTCTCGTAGCGTGCGCCTTCAGACATGAACAAGAGCGACTGCGCAAAGCGTTCCCACAGGCTAAGTTCTTTGCGGACGCCAAGAACCAGACCTCACAGAAACAGTTGTTGGAGGACTGGAACAACAAGAAGATCCCCATCCTCGTAGCTCACCCCAAGAGTGTCGGCCACGGACTCAACCTACAGCACGGCGGCAACACGTTGGTATGGATGACTCTCACCTATAGCCGTGAAGACTACGAGCAGATGATCGCCCGTCTCGACCGTCGAGGACAAGACACCGTGGTGACTGTTTACCGTATCCTCTGCCCTGACACAGTTGACTACGCTGTAGCGAGTGTCATCGAAGAGAAGAAGATGATCGAGGACCGACTGCTCACCGCTTTACAGTTGCTAGAGTCGTTCAGAGAAAAAGGAATGCGCCTCCCAAGTCGCATAAGCGCATCAAACAAAACTGATGCGGAAGACGAAGATTTTTGCTGACTTTTATGTGTAACCGTGGAATAATTGAACATGAGCCAACCTTCAAACTTATTAAAACTGAATGCCAAAGACACCGCAAGATTTTGGAGTCGAGTTGACAAGATAAACGGCCCTTGACCAGACCAAACCAACAAGCATTATAAAGGTTTGGATAGGTGCTGGTTGTGGCTAGGGAATAAAGACACAACTGGTTACGGGCAGTTATGGGCAAACAGGCATCAACTGCAAGCGCATCGGATAGCCTGGGTTCTTGAGTATGGGCTAATACCAGACACCCACTCCCCGAATAAAACGTGTATCCTACACAAATGTGACCAAAGAGATTGCTGCAACCCACTACACCTTCAACTTGGAACCCTTTTAGATAACGTGTGCGATATGGTAGCTAAAAACAGGCAAGCTAAAGGCGATGCAAACGGGTCTAGGATACATCCAAAAAGCCGTCCACGAGGAGCTAGGCACCACGCAATACGTTGTCCTGAATGTTTAGCTAGAGGCGAAAGAAACGGTCTCGCCAAGCTCACACCCGCTGCGGTCAAACGCATTCGTCGAAGGTATGCAGAGGGGGGTATTACGCAGCAAATGTTAGCCGAACGAGTTGGAGTGACAGCCTCAGTTATCAGTAAGGTTGTTCGGCGTGCTCTATGGGCACATATTTAAACCGCGAAGGTACGGTTGCGAAAAAACCCCTAACAATAAAACACGAAGAGGACTTTTGCTAACCTATGACTGATCAAAAACTACTCGAAACCTTTACCAAACGCTATCACGAATACGACACCCTTCTCGCTGAAATTGAAAAACTCCAAAAGGAGATCGTCAACCGGGTCAACCTAGGACGAGGCAAGCAAGAAATGCTGATTCGCGAACTGGCAGCTAAAGCCAAGATGAAAATGTCCCGAGTGGTGTCTGTCACCTACAACACCGCCACGCTGAAACCTTCAGAAGCCAGAGCCTTACTCAAAGTAGTCAATGGCTAAGAGACAGAAAGAGTGGGCTAAGAAAGCTAGGTTTGAACTTCTGTTCAAGCTGGGAGGCACTTGTTTTGAGTGCGGAACAGACAAGAATCTCGACTTCGACTGCATCCTGCCCCAAGGAGACGCTCATCACCGATTGGACACAGCGAGACGAATCAGTTTTTACCGGCACCAACACCGCGAAGGTAATCTCCAGTTACTCTGTCGCCACAAATGCCACAAAAAGAAAAATGTTGCTGACCTCAAACGTCAGCAGGAGAAAGAAGAAAACGAACCATTTTGATACTTATGACTGAAGAAAAAATACCGACACCACCCGCAACCCACATTATTTACACCGGACCAAAAAAGTGGCAAACCCTGCCGCCAGGATCACTGTTCTGGTCATCTTCAAACGAAGTATGGACTGGCGGCACCACTACTGCTATTCCATGCAAAGGCTCCTACTACGCCGTTCCCGCAAACTCTTCAGCGCCGGATACGATACCTCCACCTCCATCGACACATACGATACCTCCACCTCCATCGACACATATCCTGTATGCTGGACTACGCTCTTGGCAGAAACTGCCTCACGGATCTTTGGTCTGGGATGAACGAACGGAAGTTTGGGATGGTTCAAGCCAGTTACTGCTAGCAGATCCCGAAGACTATTACGCCATCCCGATTAACGTCACGCTGCCGCCAAACTACAAAGCTCCAGAGACGACAACAGACATATTGGAGGAGGCCAGAGACTTGATTCGCGGAGACCGAGCTGAAAGCTACGGAGAAGCCCGAGCTAGTTTTGAACGTATCGCGGCGCTCTGGAGTATCTATAAAGGATTCACCATCACAGCAAAAGACGTGGCGGATATGATGATCCTCTTGAAAATCTCGCGTAGCGTCACCAGTCCTAAACACGACAACTGGGTGGATATTATTGGTTATGCTGCATTGGGATCTGAACTTGAATCAACTACTGAAAAAAACTGACGTATGAGAAATGTAAACTGTCCCAAAGCCCGAGTCTATATCCGTTGCGATGCCTTCGGAGGATCAGAATCTGAATACGAACCAGCTTGGCTGGTATCAGTGCGAGCTATGCGAAACCGACCACTTTGTTTCCAAGTGTGGGTGGACAAGTATGCTGCTTGTTTCGACAAAGTGCCTCCACATTGCGTGTTCTGGTTTGAGCCAGACGAAGACGACAAACGCAATCTGCCTTTGCACAAAGTCCAGATGTGGGAGTGTCTTTCCGGTTCTATCGAAGTTTGGCGCAAAGACCAACTGGCTGATGTTCCGGTGCTTATCAATCTAGGAAAAGGCTTCGCTCCAGCTAGAGGTCATTACTGGTTCACTATCGACTACCTTCCAGAGGGTCAATCCTCTGGGTTGTTCGACATTGGGGATGCCGAACTGCTCGAAGAACACAAAGAAGCCAACGTGATCAAACTGGAGAATGGGCAGTTAGCCATCTACCCAAACAATCGCATCAAGTGGCTACCAGTTTCATTGACTGGGAAAGACGCTGCATCAGCTATCCCAGATTGGGACGCTGCAACTAACGCACGATGGGATGAAAGTTGGCTCGACTCCGACGAAATTCTTGGCGATGCTAAGTGGGCCTATTAAATTGAGCTAATGCTAAAAACTCCTCCCAAGCGACCGCCAATTCCTGATTCAGCCAAACGACTGAAGTATGGGATAAAATGGAATCCCATCTGTGATTTAAACACGGGTAAGATACAGGCTAGGTTGCCAGATGTCTTAATCGAGATGCAAATTCTCAGGGATTACGACAAGATCCTTCGCATCCCAGAAAGTGATCTGATGCCTTGGGAGGAGCATTTTAAGCTGTTCGTCAACCATGTTCTAGGAAGACAAGACTGGCCTTTCAAGTGGCATTGGAACCCATACTCAGAGACCATTCTCCGACACGTAAGGGACGAGAAACTCATGGCTATTTCCGGTCACGCCAGTTCCGGTAAGTCTGCATTTCTCTCCATGTATGCAGTCTGCATGTTCCTGATATTCCCAGAGAGCACAAAAGTCTTAATCACTTCGACCTCGCTCAAAGACTCTCGAAACCGAGTCTGGGGTGAGGTCGAACGGATGTGGAATGAAGCGAACCGCTACTTCCTATCTCTATACACCGCTTTGAAACTACCTCCGGTAATGCCTGGCAAACTGGTATCATCCGCAGGTAAGATCACAGGTCTCACGCCTGAAGGAAAAGCCAACGACCTCGTCGGCATCGCTCTGGTAGCTGGCGGTAAAGGTAATGACGATGTCAGCAGTCTGATCGGCTTCAAAGCTAAAAACCTCTTGCTGCTGGCTGATGAGCTTCCGCTCCTGACTCACGCTCTTTACGACGCCACCTCGAACTTGATGGCTAATGACGGCTTCAAAATGCTAGCTTCTGGCAACTTCAGTTCCCAGTTCGACCCGATGGGGCTTTTCTGTGAACCCAAAGAAGGGTGGAACAGCGTCGATGAGAATACCTTCGAGTGGAGAACCAAAGTCAACGGCTTCTGCATTCGCTTCGATGGAGAGCTTTCGCCGAACGTGCGAGCAGGAAAACAGGTGTATCCCGGTCTTTTGACCCGAGAAGGGTTGGATGAGATCAAAGCTCGTTTCGGCCCTCGATCCCCAGGCTACTACCGAATGGTGAAGTCTTTCCCGTGTCCAACAGGAGCCACCGACACCATCTATTCGGAGCCTGAACTGACAGCGAATCTGTGCGCTCACGGGGTCAACCAGTGGCTTTACAAACCTACCCCCGTAGCTTTCTTAGATCCATCTTTCTCCAAAGGTGGAGATGCCGCCGCAGCCAGTTTTGGACTTTTCGGTATTGCCCAGATCAATGGAAGCAACCGTCAGATACTCCTGAAGACTGACACGTTGGATCTGATGAAGCAGGTAGATGCACGACACAAGACCAAAGACCGAAACGAGCAACTCGCGGAAGCATTCATTGCGGAGTGCGTGAAAAGAAACGTCGCCGTCGAGGATCGAGGCACTGACGCTACTGGTGGCGGAGATCCGTTTGCCACAATCCTTGCTATGAAGATGGGTCATGGCTTCCAGCTTGTGTCTTTCGGAGGGGCTGCTTCTGATATGGTCGTCAGCACGACTGACAAACGGAAAGGCAAAGAGCGCTTCGTGAACCGTGTCTCCGAGCTTTGGTATGTCGGGAAAGAGTTCGTCGCCAGTGGGCAAATTCGCGGTCTGGATGCCGAGACAATGGCTGAGATGTGTGATCGCACCTACTCAGAGCGAGGGAATAAAGTTCAGGTCGAGCCGAAGGACGACATGAAGAAGCGCACAGGCGTTCACAGTCCCGACCGAGCTGACTCATGGGTAGGGCTTATCGAGATTTGCCGACGCAGACACAAGTTCATAGCGGCATCTAAGGCCGCAGCACGACCAAAAGTCACCTCACCACAACTACCTTGGTGGGAACCGTCGCCTCCTCCGAAACCTTCGTTCCGAGACGATCTCGTTGGAGACGCAGGGTGGAGTAGTGGCGGAAGTAGCAGCGGTTGGGGGGAATAAAGTTGACTGTAAAGCTATCTTCGATAATCTGAAAAAGCTATTATGAACGAACAATCTAAATCCCACATTACTCGGCTACGCAACGATGACTACCGTTTTCTCCGAGGCTCGGTTCTTGACATTGGTTGCGGGCCTGACCCGATCAAACTGCCTCACCCAACTAAAGTAGTCGGTTGGGATCTGGGTGATGGAGATGCTCAGTATCTTGAAACTATTCAGGATGGGAAGTTCGATGCCGTGACTGCTTCGCACTGCCTAGAACACATGGTCGATGTCCGTACAGCATTGAAGAACTGGAGCCGAGTTCTAAAAGAAGGTGGATACATGCTAATTTACGTCCCTTCGTGGACTTTCTACGAACGTCGTCAATGGCCTTCTCGTTACAACGGAGATCACAAAGCTAGTTTCGACTTAGTTGACCCTGAAACAAAACCGCAACACCCATTCTACGGTATGAAAGAGATGCGGGAGATCGGTTTATCCTGCGGCTTGACGCTTGTGGACGCACGTCTCGAATTGGATCACTACAAACTTCACAAGACGAACGATCTGAGCCTCGACCAGACCATGCAGGACGCATTGGCGCAGGTGACGTTTATTTACCTCAAAGCGTAAATGTATGCTGGTCTCATCCACAGGTGACGCAGGTGACATAATTTTCCTCCTGAATCTGCTGAAGCATATTCCCGGAGGACCGCATTCGCTTGGCCTACGTCACTCCCAGATGACCAAAGCAAAGACGGCAGACAAAGCTGTTCTGTTGTTCAAGCTGCTGGAGCCACTCGTCGCACAGCAGGGCTACATCAAAGAGTTCAAGATCCTAGAACCGTCTGATAAAGTTGACTGGGTAAGCGAGGACTTCAGAAGCCTGAAACACTTTACAGAAGGTGAGACGTTGATGCAGGCTCATTTGAACCACTACAACATGGTCAAGCAGTCTCGGTTGAAGATAAACGGGGCTTCACCTTGGCTGACGGTCAAACCGTCGAAGGAGTCCAAAGGTCGAGTTGTCGTGAACCTGACAGAACGCTACCGGAACCCTTCTTTCCCGTGGCAAAAGATCACCGACCACTACAAGGATCTCATTCTGTTCGTCGGCCTAGAGCATGAACACCACTATTTCTGCCGCGACTACGGCAAAGTGGAGCACGCTAAAACAGACAACCTGCTCCAAGTCGCTGAGTTAATTGCAGGCTCGGAGCTATTCATCGGGAATCAGAGCAGTGCCGGAGCCATTGCTGAAGGACTCAAACACCGCCGAATCCAAGAGACGAGTCTCATATTTCCCGACTGCGTATTCCCGCAAGCCGCTGGTCTGCCAGAGGTTCAACACGTCGCGAACGGGGAAGTTGTACTTCCAGCTATAGGCAACCTACCAGCTTTGTCTCTGGCTTCCTGCGATCCAGTCTTCAAACCTTTAGATCTAATCACCGCGCCGCCAGGTTTCTGGCAATACCCAGGAGTGAAGAAAAACCTTTCGATCAACCCAGTCGCTTCAGAAGTAGCCAAGACGAAAAACATCCCGTTCCAGCAAGCCAGAGAGATGGTTTACGAATATCAATGCGCTCGTTTGCCGGAGTTCTTCGCTGCGGAAAAAGCTCATTTAGAAAGATTCAAACGTGCAAAACAAAATGCAGGTTGACGAAGTTGTATAGTTTCGATATACTGAAAACCTATGATCGACATCGACTATCAAAATATCAACCGACTATCACACGTCGTATATCAAAACGCTGTAGCCAAAGGCTTTCACGAAGCTGGTAAAACAGAAACTGAAGTTCAAAAACTGGCTCGCTACACAGCCAATCTCCATGGTGAGGTGAGTGAACTTTGGGAAGCTGCTCGGAAAGGACAGCTTCAATCTCCTTGCGATAAAGACGCAGTCGTGCAAGATCTCGGTGGGTCTCGCTCTCTGACCTGCGCAGAAGAGGAACTGGCTGACATCATCATCCGCGCACTTGATACCTCCGCAGCTTTGGGCCTACGTATCGGCGACGCCATCAAGGCGAAGCACGAATACAACCTGACACGTTCACATAAACATGGAGGGAAGCTCGCTTGATATGCTAATCGTCATTCCTGTCGGCCCGTCCGACGCCCAAAATCTTCGCCTCCTAACTCAGGCGATCAACCGCCTTGGAGTTGTTGAGGCTCCGATTCTCATCGTCTCCGTGCCTTCGTTACAAACTGAAGCGGAGTCAGCAGCT